TTGGACCAGGGGATACGGTTGGGCTGGCGTTGAATTGTGATACTAACGTGATTAGTTTTTACAAGAACAACACGCTGATTGGCACTGCTCAAAGCATTGATTCTGGACAAACATGGTTCCCGTTCCATGCCAATTCATCCTTTACGGCATTGACTCAATACGCTAATTACGGCCAGCAACCCTTCACCTACACCGCCCCCACCGGTTTCCTCCCACTCAACACTTTCAACATCTAATCATGGCAACTACATTTGCAGTACCTGATGGACGAGTGGCGATGGCGGCTACGCTGTATACGGGAAATGGAACGGCGCAAACAGTCAACAATGCGGTTAATGGAATATCGTTTACGCCAGACATGGTGTGGAACAAAGGCCGGTCAGTTGCATATAACCACAACCTTGTTGACGTAATCCGGGGCAATAGTAACGTCATCTTTTCCAACACAACTGATGCAGAACAAAACCCCGGCGCTCAGTTGGACATTACGACCAATGGTTTTATTTCAACGTATCGTTCAGCTAACTTAGCCAACAACCAAAGTGCAGCAACCTACGTCGGTTGGCAATGGAATGCTGGCGGTACAACGGTAACCAACGGCACAGGGACCATATCGTCTCAAGTGCGCGCTAACACCACTGCTGGGTTCTCTGTTGTGACGTACACGGGCACAGGGGCTAATGCTACGGTGGGGCATGGGTTGGGTGTTGTGCCGGGGATGATAATTGTTAAAAACAGACTTCAAGCGTATAACTGGACGGTATACCATATTGGACTTGGCGGTGCAACAAACATTTTGAACCTAAATAGTACTAGTGCAAGCATAGCATCTGCGGTTCAATTTAACGGCACAAACCCAACACTTTCAGTGTTTAGCGTTGGCGCGGGGGGCGTTGCTAATAATAATACCAACACGACAAGCGACACCTTCGTCGCATACTGCTGGGCACCGGTAGCAGGTTACAGCGCATTTGGTAGCTACACGGGCAATAGTAGTGCGGATGGTCCGTTTATCTACACTGGGTTTAGGCCACGGTGGTTGATGATTAAAAATATTACGGTAGCTGGACAATGGATGATTTGGGATTCTTCAAGAGACACATACAACCCAGAAGCAGCGCGGCTTGATGCGCAAGACTCTGCTGCTGAATTGTCAGTTAGTGTTGGTGATTTTGTTTCTAACGGGATTAAGCTCCGAGTAACCGGAACATCTTATAACGCCACAGGCTCAACATATATTTACGCAGCCTTCGCCGAAAATCCGCTGAAATACGCAAACGCACGTTAAGGTACAACACACATGACATCAACTGTATTTGTAGATCTTATTGGACCACCAGTTAATGCTGCTTGGTTGAATGATGTTAACAATGCTGTGTATGGTACAGGCATAGCATCTTCAAACATTAGTTATCTTCCAGCAGGATCTGGGGCTGTAGCCACTACTGTTCAAACTAAACTTAGACAAGTAGTAAGCATCCTAGACTTTGGAGCAGACCCTACAGGTGTTGTTGCTTGTGATACAGCATTAGCTAATGCTCGTGCTTATATTGCAAGCAACTATGCACAACTAGTTTTCCCTGCGGGAACATACACTTATTCTGTAAGTCCTAATTGGGGCATCAGTGGCGCAGACATAACCACCAACGGCCTTGTAACTCTTAACTACACTGGTACTGGGTATGCTGTTCTTATAGATGCTGGTGCTACTACTGGTGTTGGCTATATTTATGGAATGAGTTTTGCTGGTAACTTTAAAGTTAAAAGCAATGCTTTAGCTACTGATGCAGTGTTTGTTCGTTCTGTCCACCACTCAAAAATTGCTTTGAAGATTTCTGGATGTGGGCCAACTTATGCTGGCTTGAGGGTGAATTTTTCCGTATGTACTGAGTACAACATTGTTGCGTCTATTAACGAAGGGTTTGTTGTGGGGGCAAAACCTAGATACGGTATGTATCTTGATTGCCGCGCAGTGGGCGAACAGACCTCTGCTTGTATCTTTAACAACCCAATTATTGAAGGTGTTGGTGATACCGCTTCTAACAACGGTATTGGCATATACCTTGCAAGCGCAATCCAAAATACGTTTACTGGTGGTACTTCAGAAGGAAATTATGGGCTTGGCGTCTATGTTTCTAATCTCAGCTTATTCAACACGTTTAACAAGTTAGATTTGGAAGCTAACACCATTGGGGACATTAAAGACAATGGTGGGTCTTACAACATCTACAATGGTTGTTTGTCTAGCAGTACATCGTCATGGCTATCTACGCTAAACGCTAATATCTCTGGCGGCACTTACAACAACATTGTTAATTCTGGGCAAGGCACTAGTCTTGTTAATGTGGTCTACGCAAATAATGGTGGATCGTTTACCAATACTGGAACCTATACAACAACAACAAACCTGTATAACAATACAGCAGGTACTTATAACCCAGACATTAAATCTACGTCAATTGGCCCCACAATTACTAGTGTTCTTACCTCGACGGTAACAACCGTATTGACGCTACCTATTACAGGAGGAACAAGGTTTTATCAAGTGCTTGCGTATTTGCCTTTGGCTGGGGATACAACTGACTACGCAGCGTATGCCTTGATTGCACAAGATTTAACGTCTACTAGAATTATGACGCAAGTGGATGGATCTAGACTAGCTATAACGTTGTCTGGTAGCACTGTGAGAGTAATTCAAACATCTGGTATTACGGCAAATGTGACAGCAGTTGCTAACCCCATTTAAGGATCTACGATGACTACTCTTACTACAACAATTAGTGGGGCATATGATGTAACTGAAGTTGTTGTTACTACATCAACTTACACGGTAGCTAGCATTACCTACCCTTTGTATGGTCAATTGCTTGTAGTTGTTATTAAAAACACTTCTGGTGGAGCAACAACAATATCTTGGGGTACAGGATACAAGCTTGGTGCTTGGACTAACCCTGCTACTGGATACAGTAGATCTATTACTTTTTATGCTGACTATGCTAGTCAAGCATATGTAGAGGTTTGTCGTGGTACTGTTGACGTACCTAACTAAGGAATAAAAAAATGGCTTTTACCACATTTACATCTGGTACTACCATAGCGTCTGATTGGTTGAATGACGTTAATGCATCTGTGTACGGTACTCCTACTGCTGTTACTAATGGTGTTGTTAACGTTAAAGATTCACCTTATTTTGCTGTAGGTAATGGTGTTGCAGATGACACTAGTGCTATACAGTCTGCCATCTATGCTTGTCAACAAAGTGGTTACAGCTTGTATCTTCCTGCTGGAACATATAAGACTACAGCAACATTAACTATCACTGCTCGTCTTCATATGTATGGAGATGGTGCTGGCGTTAGTATTATTCAAACATCTTCGGCTGCGGAGTGCATAAAAGTTACAGTGCCTTTAGGGTACGGTAATACGTTTAGCTATTTTAATGATTTTGGTATACAGCCCGCAACTGCTGGGGGTGGTACTAACGGACTTGCCTGTGTGCTTACGTCTGCTGGTGCAAGCTATTCGTACATGTCCAACTTTGTCATTGAGCGCGTGTACGTTGGCGACTTTGGCAACTACGGACTCTACCTAAACAACACCGTTGCAAATGCGGATGGGTTCTTTACTGGAACAATTCATAGGTGCTGGATTAGTAATGGGATAAACCTTTATAAAGTTGGTGACTCCATCAATATTGAAGAAAATACTATTACAGATGGCGCTCATATAACTACAGCGCATGCCGGTGGTAATGTAGGCATTATTGCTAACGTCCTTTCTGGTGCTAGGCAGGTTGTAATCCGCAGCAACAACATCACCACATCTGGTGGTGCCATTGCGATTACCTCTGGAGAACAAGTACGAATTGAGAACAACCAATGTGAGTTCCCATTTTTTGGTTACGACAAACCTTATGGCGCAAGCAACTCCGCTACTGTTGCGTACAACGCGCTAATCTACCTGTACAACGCAACATATACAGAAATACGAGGTAACACCATACAGCCGGGGGGCGTAGCGTCTTACGCAACAAAGTCTACAACGGGTACGCTCAATACGACGACCACCGTGTCGACTGTTGCATCAATGACAGGCATCTATGTTGGGTGTTCTGTGTCTGGGACTAACATTCCAATAGGTGCCAGAGTACTCACGGTTGGGGCTAGCTCGTTCACAATGTCGTTAGCTGCAACAGGTTCTGCATCTGGCGTTGCTTTAACCATTGGCTACTCACCCGACTACGCCCTGCTGATGGAAGGCTCCAGCGCTTACAACCTTGTGGAGATGAACGATATTTTCAAAGGCACGGTGTACCACATTGGGTTAAATGCCCCAGGTACACCAACCTGCACGCTGGGGCTTGGCAACACGTACAACGAACCCCCAGGACAGTCTCCAACAACTCCAATACTCTACAACCCATCCAACGGGCTTACTGCCTGGGGGTTGCCGAAGGTAACCACTGCTACGCTACCTAGTGCAACAACGTTTACTGGTGGCATTATTTATGACACAACTACTAGCTCGGCCAAAATTTCCGACGGTACAAGTTGGTCGCCAATTTTCTCGGGTACAAACGCCCCGACGATGGATAGCATCTTTGTCAACAATTTAGTGGATTTATGGTCTGTCAATGGAAAAGTTGTTGGGCCGCCTGATAGATTTACTTTGGGTGCAGGTACTGCTGTAGCAGAATCCACTATTGTGTGGCCTGCTAACCTTACTGCTACTAGCATTAAGTACACACAAGCATCTGCAACACTTACCAATTCGTTGAGAGTTTTTCCCAATAATCAACCTTGGTTGAACACAGAAACATTGTCTGTTCTTGTCGCGCTGTACATGCCTGTTACTGCCAACAGGATTATGCGGGTCTATCGTGACTTCAACGGGGCAACCCTGCCGCTTGGTGATGTTACCGCAGATGGTAATTGGGGTACTGTGCAGGCTTCTTTTAGTATTACAGCAGGACAAAATAACTGGGGTTTGTACGTAGCTATTTTGGATAGCACTGTTCCAAGTCTTCCGGTACAAGTTGCATCTGGTGTGTGCTATGTCGGTGGCGTCAACATTGTGCGTGGTAATTTGCCGCCACAAACGTTGTCGGACAGTGCCGCCCGCCGAGCATACGTTGCCACCAGCGTCACCTACGCGCCGCCCTTCCAAGGTTGCCGAGCTTTCATCGCAGGCACCGGCAAGTGGTACATGGCCGCTGATCAATCAGCGCCAGGCGACTGGATCATTCTCAACTAAGGAACCCTATAATGTCTGGCATTAAAATATCAGCCTTACCTTCAGCTAGTGCTATAACTGGAGCAGTACTACTGCCTGTAGTTCAGAGTGGAATTACTGTTCAAGCAACAGTTACAGAACTGTTTACTAACCCTACTGTTACTGGCTATAGAGAAGCAACTACAAACATTGGTACTGTAACTACTAGCTACCAACTAAACATTAGTGCTAGTACCTTGTTGATAGCTACATTGACTGCTAGCCAAGCTTGTGTGTTTGCTATGCCTTTGTCATCACTAGCAGGACAATCTTTTACTTTGCTACTTAACCAAGCATCTGGTGGTAGTGGTACTGCTACTTTTACTAGTGTGAAGTGGAGTAGTGTTGGTGCTCCTACCATTACAGCAACAGCTAGTAAACGTGACATTCTTTGTTTTATTTATGATGGAACAGCTTGGTACGGTAACTACTCACAAGGCTACACTCCTTAAGGAACACACACATATGAACCTATTTCAACTCCCACAAGACAAAGCTAACCATGCTATTTATGGTGCTTTGATCTTTATTGTTAGTTTCTTGTTTTCACACAGTGCTGTTGTAGCTGGTTGCATTGTTGTCTTTTTTGCTATAGCTAAAGAGGGTAGTGATGCTCTCATTAACTATCGAAGTACTGGAGACCCTATGCACGGTCCTCATGGTGTTGAAGTCTTTGATGCACTAGCTACTTGCTTTGGTGGTATCCTTGCTGGATTGCCTTTAGTCATTCAACGTCTGTTCTAACAAGGTGTATCTAAATGGATACTCAATCACTGATTAACGTAATGCTTGGTATAGCTTGTACAGTGATTGGGTGGTTAGCCCGAGAGTTGTGGACTGCTGTTAAGGATCTTCAAGCAGACCTAACTAAGCTTTCTGTAGAGCTTCCTAAGACATATGTTACTAGGGACGATTACAGGGAAGACATCAAAGGGATCAAAGAGATGTTAGCCAAGATCTTTGACAAGCTTGAAAAGAAAGCTGATAAATAACGTTAGGTAATCCTTATGAGCTATACCCCTGTATACACTCCAGGTAATTGGAATGTTATCTGTGATGAGTGTGGTAGGCAATACAAGGCTTCTGATTTAAGGCAGAGGTGGGATGGCTTGATGGTGGATGAGGGTTGTTGGGAACCCAGACAACCACAAGATTACGTACATGGTGTAGCAGACATACAAGCTCCACCTTACACTAGACCAGAGCAACAAGATTTATTTGTTCTAGTTTGTACCCCTGTAACCTCACAAGGTATTGCAGACTACGGTACAGCAGACTGTGCAGCAGCAGATATAGATAGGGGTTACCGTCCTGCTTGTACTCTACAAGGAGGTAGTGCCATACCTAACATGTCAATCCCAGGTTGCTTTATGCCAGGGATGAGGTACACAAGTTTGTATGTGTTCAATGACACCAATGATCTTTACAACATTGTTCCAGTCATACCACCTATTGTTGGTGCCATACTAACTGAGTCAAACAATTATCTTTTAGCTGAAAATAGCTCAGAGCTACTAATAGAATAACTTAAGAGGTGATTTGTGAGTTCAACGTATACCGTTACAAGAGATCAGATCATTTCTCTAGCTCTTCGTAAGTTAGGTGTTCTAGAAATAGGTTCTGTACCTGATGCAGACACTATCTCTAATGCTGCAATGTCTTTGAATCTTCTTATCAAGCAGTTGAGTACCGAAGGTTTGAAGCTATGGAAAGTGTCAGAACTTGTTGTTCCTCTTGTCAATGGACAGACTAGCTACATCCTAGGAGGCTCTACAAGCGTCTTAATGTACGACACACAGAACCCTACGGTGGCTATCACTGACAGACCTCTGAAGGTCATTCAAGGCTTCTACAGGAACATCCAAGTCACACCCAACATTGACACACCAGTGTTGGTTATCTCTAAGCAAGAGTACAACGTACTTGGGTCTAAAGCTTCTACTGGTTCTAGTAACACTATCTTTTATGATGTTAAGTCTCTTAACGGTATCTTGTATGTGTACTTGACTCCTGATGCTAACACTAGTTCTACTACACAACTTCACCTAGTTGCTCAGCTTCCTCTCAATGACATCAGTAGTGCTAGTGAGATTCCTGATTTCCCTAATGAGTGGATGAACACATTAGTGTGGAACCTAGCTGATCAGTTAGCTCTTGAGTACGGTGTTCCTATGAACGCTAGACAAGAGATTACACAACGAGCAGGGGCTTACAAGACTATGCTTTCAGACTGGGATGTTGAAGCAGCTAGCACTTCTTTTAGTCCAGACTTTAGATCTGTTACTAGTAACTCTTACAGCAGGTAACTATGGCTACAGAGCGTATTGGACTAACCCAACCAATAGAGTCCCGTAATGGGACTTTTACTAAGGACTCGTACTCTTCTAACTGTGTTTTTGAGACCAGGGATCAGAAGCGTGAGTTTGTTAAAAGACCTGGGTTGGTGTTGGCTAAGCAGCTTGTATCTACTCCTAGTTTGGTTAGTAGCCAAGGATTAGCTAGCTTTAACAGTAAAGTTATATCTGTTATTAGTAACACGGTGTACAGCACTACACCTACCTTTCCCTATGCAACTACTACTGTAGGTACTACATCTACTTCTACCCC